CAAATTGAAAGGCTGAACAACCGTGTCCGCTGAAACCGAACTCTATTCGGCCCTGAATGTGGTCGGCGTGACGTCGCTCGTCTCTGATCGCATCTATCCGGATGCATTGCCGGAAGACTGCGCCTATCCCGCCATCGTGTTCGCCAGGACGAACACCACGCCGGTCGTGTCGATCGGCTCGCAGCACTTTGCGGACTTTGTCGATTTCGGCGTGTCCGTCTGGGGCAAGACCCGATCCCAAGTCGACACCGTGGCCTCGGCCATGGAAGTGGCGTTGCGAGTGGCGGGCCACGACATCACCAACCGAGAAGCGGGGTTTGACCCCGACACTGGTCTGGTTGCAACAACCATCACCGTCACGGTGGCAGTGCTGACAGCCTGACCGCCAAAGATTCAAAGCAAGCCCGCCAAGTGCGGGCTTTTTCATTTGTGGGCCCTACGGGGCCTTTTTCGCTGAAAGGGCCAACATGGCAAACGCAACCCTTTGGAAGAACGTGGCAATTGCCATGCAGTCGGCCATCGCCGCTACCAAGACGATCACAGCCATCACCAAGGCAAACCCTGGTGTTGTCTCGTCCACCGCTCACGGCTATGCCAACGGCGACGTCATCTACCTGGATGTGCAGGGCATGCACCAGGTCAATGGTCGTGCTGTGCGTGTTGCAGGCGTCACAACTGACTCATACCAACTGGAAGGCGTCGACACCACGCTGTTTGACACCTTCTCGTCTGGCACATCGGCCAAGGTCACGATGGGCACATCCATCACCACGGCAACCAGCATCAATGGCTCCGGTGGCGACTTCGACTTTGAGGACACCACCACCATCCACGCGAACCAGCGAACCCAGGTCCCCAAGTTGCCCAACCCGGCAACCTACACGATGGACAACATCTGGGACATCACGGACGCTGGTCAAGCTGCCTGCAAGGCCGCATCCGACGCTCAAGCCCTGCGCGTGTTCTCCTTCACCTTCGGCACTGGCGGCAAAAAGATGTACTTCGCTGGCTACGTGGGTGCATCGCTGATGCCTGGCGGCCAAGCCCAAGGCTTGGTTACCACGTCCATCGTGATCACGATGTTCGGCTCGCCAACCTACTACGCGTCCTGATCATGAGCCTGATTGAAAAAATCAAGAAGGCTCGCCAGATCCCTGTGCCTGTGCGTGATTTCACGATCATCGTGCGGCGCCCAACGGATCTGGAGTGGTTTGAGATCAAGGGCCGCATCAACCCGCGCCAGTTGCTCGACTTCGTGGACGGCTGGGACAAGGTGACAGAGGGGCACATCATCAATGGTGGTGACCCTCATCCGGTTCCGTTTGACCTCGATGTCGCCAAGGCGTGGCTGGAGGACGACCCTCAGTTGATGGGGCAAGTCATTCAGGCCGTCATCGATGGCTATGAACAACATGCCGCAGCGCGGGGCGAAGCCGCAAAAAACTGACGGCCTGGCTCGAAGCGCATGACCAGCCCTTCGAGCCTGGGCCGCCACCTGATGTGTCCCGCCTATCGATCCGCGCCTGGAACATGCTGGGCGGCAAGGTTGATTGGGCGGGGCTGGAATTGGTCGCCGAAGTTCTTGGTATCCAAGACATCGAGGCCTTGATTGCTGACCTGTTGACGATCCGCGATCGCAACCAGTCTGAGGATTGACATGGCCCTGGCCTCACTCACCATCGACATCAACGCCCGCATGGCGTCCATCGAAAAGGACATGGGGCGAGTCAGCCACATTGCCGAACAGCAGGCCGCTCGCATGGAGGCAGCCTTTGCCAAAGTCGGTCCGGCCGTTGCTGGCATCTTTGCTGGGCTGTCTGTTGGCGCCGTGGCCACGGCCTTTCGGGGCATTGTTGACCAACTGGATGCCCTCAACGATGCCGCTGACGCCACCGGCTCAAGCATCGAGAACATCAGCGGCCTGGAAGACGTTGCCAAGCGCACAGGCGGCAGCCTTGAGGACGTGACCAGCATCCTGGTCAAGTTCAATGGCGTGCTGAAAGAAGCGGACGGCAAGAATGGCGTCAGCCAAGCGCTCAAAGCCATCGGCCTGGATGCCAACGACCTGCGCAAGATGGACCCTGCTGAGGCCCTGCAAAAGACCGCCGAGGCACTGGCTGGGTATGCTGATGATGGCAACAAGGCCCGCTTGGTGCAGGTGCTGTTTGGAAAGTCTGTCAAAGAGGCTGCGCCGTTCCTAAAGGACCTGGCTGAGCAAGGCCGCCTCAACGTCAAGGTTACTGCCGAGCAGGCGGCTGAGGCTGAGAAGTTCAACAAGCAGATGTTTGAACTTCAGGCGAACATCAGCAGCGCGGCGCGCACTGTTGTTGCTGACTGGCTGCCAGCGATCAACCGCATGTTTGCGGTGTTCCAAGACAAAGACGCCAGCACAGTCGCATCCCAAATCAAGGAATTTGAGGATGCGCTGAAGAAAGAGCCGTACAACGCAGCCTACAAAGTGCGGCTGGACGAGCTGCGCGCGGCCTACGCTGCGATCTCGCAAGAGGCCAAAGGTGCGGCTGGGCTGCTGAACGCTGGCGGCGGTCGGGGCTACGTCAACCCTGAGCAGGTCAAGCCAAGAGTGCTGGACTTCTCTGGCTCAGAGCCAAAAGACAAAAATCCATCGGCGCCGCGTGTCTCCGAAATCGAGCGCGAGATCGAGGCCTTGATGCGCAAGGTTCAAACCACGAAGGATTTGACTGAGTCTGAAAAGCTGTTGCAAGACATTGAGCGGGGCCGCTACAAGGGTGCCTCAGTTCAAGACCTTGGCAAGGCGTTTGATCTGGCTGGGCAAATCGATCAAGCAAACCAACTGATTGCCAAACAAAAGGAATTGGCGGACATCGAAAAGAAGGTGGCCGAAGCGGACCAGCGAAATAAGGCTGAGGCTGACAGATATTTTGAAGCAAGCTTGACTGAGTCTGAGCGACTTGAAAAAACACTAGCGCGTATCAACGAACTCTATAGCGCTGGCGCTTTCGGCGCTGTCGGCAGCGCAGACGCGATCGAGAAGCAGGCCCGGGCAATCAGCGCCGCGAAGGACGAAACAGAACAGCTCAACGACTCAGCGCGCGAGCTGGCCGACATCTTCACGCGGGCAGCCGAGCGCGGTGATGACCTGGGCAAGGCCCTGGAAACCATCATCAAGAAAAAGCTCCTGTTCGACCCCATGGCCAAGTCTTTGGAGATGGGGTTTCAGTCGCTGTTCTCCTTCGCTGGCAGCTTCTTTGGCGGCAGCACTGGATCATCAAACCCAGGCCAATACGCCCTTACGTCTGGCAGTGGTTCAGGCATGGGGCTGAAGCTGCCCGGCCACAAAGACGGGCTGGCTTATGTCCCGCGTGACGACTATGTGGCCCGCCTGCACAAGGGTGAGCGTGTTTTGACCGCGAAAGAAAACGCGTCCTACTCGGCAGGCGGCGGCATCACGGTCATCCAAAACAACACCATTGGCTCAAACGTATCAAGGGCTGATGTGGTGGCTGCCATGGAGCAGGCCCGGCAATCGACCTTGGCGACCATCGCTGAGTCTCAGCGCAATCGCGGAGCATTTGCATGACAACACCATTGACCGTGCCGTCGTGGTTCGACCCCGCATCGTGCGAGGTTGGGCTGCAACGCCAGGTCGTGCAGCACCGCTCGGGTATCACGGGCACGTTCCAGGCTATCGACCTGGGCGTTGAGTACTGGACGATCAACCTGACGACATCGCCGCGCCTGCGGGCGGCATCAGGCCGTGACGAAGCCTTTTTCAACCAGTTGGTTGGTGGGGCTCAGCCTGTGAGCCTGTGGCACTTTGGGCGGCAAGAGCCCAAGGGCACGATGCGTGGTGCGCCAACGCTGAATGCCGCTGCGGCGCAGTTTTCTCGCACCATCAAGATCAACACCACAGGCACGCTGTTGGCTGGCGACATGATCGGCGTGGCGGGGCAACTGATCCAAGTTGCAGCCGATGCGGATCCGGTGGCTGGTGTCCTGACGATCTCAACAGTCAACCGCGTGCGTGCGGCGCTGGCATCTGGGGCTGCTGTGACCTGGTATCGCCCAACAGCCAACTTTGTGATGGCTGAAGGTGGGTCTGCTTTCGTCCACGGTCCATCAGGCATGGCCGGTTCGTCATTCAGCTTTGTTGAGGCCCTATGAGGACAGGTGATTCATCCGCATTGGCGACCTTGAGTGGTCAAAGCGCCATGATCGTTTGGCTGATCCGCATGGATCTGGCTGACTCGGTCTACCTGTGCACCGCCACGCATGATGTCGTCTGGGGTGGCCACACATGGATGGGCGCTGGCGTCATCGGTAGCGTGGACGAGGTGCAAGACAGCACTGGCGAGCGGCGAGGGCTGAAGTTCTCTATGTCGTCGGTGCCAACAGAGTATCTGGCTCTGGCAATGACGGCTGGGTACCGTGGCAAGAAGGTCCGAATCTATGAGGCCATCATCGGTGATGCGGGCATCTTGGATGCCCCGCTTGTCTGGTCTGGCTCTCTCAATCAGCCGCTGATTGAGGAGGGCGCGGCATCTGGGCAGATCACGATCTCGGCTGAGCATCGTGGCGCCACTTTCGCCCGTGTCAAGCCATTGCGCTACACCGACGGCGATCAACAGCGCTTGCACCCTGGCGACAAGTCCATGCAGTTTGTGGTGAGCCAAGCCAACCACGTTGACATCTGGCCGTCGGCCGCATTCTTCCGCAAATGACCAAGCCAACCAAACGACTGCCGGACTGGATGAGCCGGCTGGATGCGTTCGTCCGGTCGGTGTGGTCGACCCCGTTTGAGTGGGGCCAAAACGACTGCTGCACCGTGGCCGCTGGCGTTGTGCAGGCCTGCACCGGCGTTGACGCCATGGCGGACCTACGTGGCAGCTACGAGGGTGAGTTGGGCGCCGTGCGCCTGATCAAGCGCTTGGGTGGGCTGGACCATGCGCTGACAACCCGCCTTGGGCCTGTCGTGCCCTTGGCCATGGCCCAAGCCGGCGACATCGGCCTGGGCGATGACGGGCGACTCGTGTTTTGCGGCGGTGGCCACTGGAAGGGCCCCGGCGATCACGGCCTAGTCACCACAAACGAACCTGTGAAAGTTTGGCGCTGCCATGAGTAAGTCTCGCGACATTGGGAACATCCTAGCGGTAGCCGCTGCTGTGGTGGCGTTCGTCGCATCGGGCGGCAATCCTGCGGCTGCAAAGGTTGCGTTTGCTCTGGCTATGGCTTCGGCAGTGCAGCAATCTGCCTACCAAAAGCAAAAAATGCGGGCGCTGTACAACGCATCGCTGACCGATCGCACGGTCATGACGGCGACTTATGCGGGCGTCCGGTCTCGTATTTATGGCCGGGCTCGCAATGTTGACGGCATCGTGTTCAAGGGCACGCGGGGATCAAAAAGCGAGATATACACGCTGGTTATTGCTGTCGCTGGCCACGAAGTGGCAGACATTGAAGCGGTCTATTTCAATGACCAGGCGGTAACCATTGATGGTGCTGGCCAAGTCTCATCTGCGCCTTACGGATACACGCGTCGAGAGTCAAAAACAGCCAGCGTTCCGGGCGTGTTGTCTTATGACGTTGGGCCATTTGCCGATTTAAGTTCGGTGCGTGTTTGGCATACGTATGCGAACAATAGCCGTAGCAGTAGAGTTTCTGTTGATTACGCGGTAAGCGGGACAGTTATTTCATGGGTGGACACGGAGGCGAGTCAAATCGACTGGCAGCAGCACACGCCTTATTCAAAAGCGACAGTCAAAAAATACACTGGGGCGCCTGGCCAGGATCTGTCGTCAGAGTTGTCATATCGCTTCCCAGGTCTGATCACTTCCGCGCATAAGTTTGCAGGTATCGCCTGTCTTTTGGTCGATCTGGAATATGACGAAAACGCCTTCACCGGCGGTATCCCGCAGATCACTGCGCTGATCAAAGGCGCAAAGGACATCTACGACCCGCGCACTGGCCTGACTGGTTGGACCGATAACCCAGCGTTGTGTTCGCGTGACTGGGCCCTTTACGAGTACGGCGGCGGCTGTGATGCGGATGAGATTGATGACGCGTCATTCATCGCGGCGGCAAACGCCTGTGATGTATCGCACACCTACGTCGACAGCAACAGCGTTTCGACAGTGCGGCCGATGTTCCGCTGTGGGTATGTATGCAAGCTGGACATCAGCCCTGAAGCCCACTTTGGCGAACTGATCGAATCAATGGGCGGGCGCTGGGCATGGGCTGGAGGCCGGTTGCGCGTCCGGGCTGGCGTCTACACAACGCCTGTGGCAACCATTGATGAGTCTTGGTTGTCTGAAACAACCGGTAGCCGCCAGATCATTCCGGAGGTCGGCGTGCACGAGCTGGTCAACAGCTACCGCATCACCATTTCTGACAGCCAGCAAAGCTACAACAGCACGCAGCTGG